GCACATTTGATACTCAAGATGTTAACAGACACCAATTAGAATCTTATCATCACATTATGAAAAACAAAGCAGAGACACTAACATCTGGTTCAAGTCAACCAGAAGTGTTTAATGTTTTAGGTCAATTAAAAACTATAGAAAGAGTTAAAAAATCAGGAGAAATGATTTACAACAAGAAAGAACAATTAAGCCATGACCTCGGATCCAAGCCAGATTAATTTTAAGTTTGTATTTTTAGGACAATCAATACTAAGATATGAAGTGCCTCTTGATATATATACTGCGATTAATAATATCTATGAAACAAAGTATCCTGAACTAAAACCTGCTAACAAACAATTAGTTGGTAAAATAGAAAAAGAACATAGTTTATTTTTTGATGGCCCACCAAACGATAAAATGACTCCACACAATCATTTACCACAAAACGTATTACAGTGGTTTAATCAAACATTTAATCACTATTTACAATGGAATAAAGTAAAAGAATATAAAATGCATTTAAATTCTATATGGGTAAATCAAATGTTTGAACATGAATATAATCCAGTGCACGTGCATCAAGGAACGATATTTACAGGACTGTCATCAGTTATGATTTTAAAGTTACCAAAAAGTTTTGGTGTAGAATATTCTGCAGCAGAAGCACCACAGAATGGTAAATTACAAATATTAGGATCAGCTAGTGGTCAGTTTTCTCATGTAGATTTTCAACCAGACACTAACGAAAGAGATTTTTTTGTATTTCCATATGACATGAGACACTGTGTATATCCTTTTAATGGACCAGGTATGAGACGAACACTAGCTGCAAATATGGATGTTAGTTATAATCCAATAATGAGTAGAGGAGTAGTTTAATGTACGAAAATATGAGCATAAGTGAACCTAAATGGAAAAGTTGGATAGTTCAAACAACAACACCATTGTTTACACCAGATCAATGTAGACAGATTATAGAGTGTGGAAGAAGGCAACCACCACAACAAGCACAAGTTGGTATGGGTAAACCAGGAGGAGGAACGGATACAAAGAAAAGAGTGACTACGATATCTTGGATACCATTTAAAGAAATGGGACACATGTATCGTGATCTCAATAAGTTTATACAAAAGTGTAACGAAAATCATTTTGGATTTGGAGATATACAGGTTACAGAAAATGCACAGTTTACAGAATACCCTGAGGGAGGATTCTATGATTGGCATATGGATTGTGACGTGCACATGCAACACGAACCACCAGTTAGAAAAATATCTATGACATTACTATTAAATGATCCATCAGAGTTTGAAGGTGGAGATTTAGAACTAATGGCTCCTGGTAAATATGCAGAATTAAAACAAGGTCATGCAATAGTGTTTGCATCTTTTATAAATCATAGAGTTAATCCTGTAAGGCGTGGCGTTAGACAATCACTTGTTGTTTGGTTTGGAGGTAAACCGTTTAGATGATTAAAGAACAATTCTTTCCAACAACTATATACGGTAAGGATGTAAAATTAGATAATCAACTCTTTGCTAATGAAATAATTGAATGGTCTAAACGAGATCCAGGTATAAAAAAAACAAATCGTAATGGTTGGCATTCTACAACTGAGATGCATCAAATACCGGTGTTCAAACCATTAGTAGATGAATTATTTATAATGATGCAAGATATATTTAAAGAGGAATGGTTAGATCGAGAACCAGTGTTAGGTAATATGTGGGCTAATATAAATCCACCTGGTGGATATAACGCTCCTCATATACATCCTAATAGTTTATTTAGTGGTGTGTATTATGTAAAAGCTTTAAAAAATTCTGGTAAATTAATTTGTAATGAACCAAGAGCAGGGGCACAATTAATTATGCCTATAAGAAAAAAAGGCCAACCACCTAAACATTTGTGGAGAGAGGTTCATTTAGAACCTCGAGAAAATAGAATAATTATTTTTCCTGCTTATTTATGGCATAGTGTTGAACCTAATTTATCTGATGATATAAGGGTATCAGTAAGTTTTAATTTTATACAACATGGCTTTCAATAAATATCAAGTAATCAAAGGTGCAGTTAGTTATGAATTAGCTAACTTTATATTTAATTATTTTTTATTAAAAAGAGATGCAGTGGCTTGGATGTATACAAATAATATTGTTCATGATAATGGTATGTTAGGAACATGGACAGATCGACAAATACCAAACACCTATTCTAATTATGCAGATTTTGCTATGGAAACACTATTAGTAAAAATGCTGCCGGTTATGGCTAAAGAAACAGGACTAAATTTAATTCCAACATATTCATACGCTAGAATATATAAAAAAGGTGATGAACTAAAAAGACACAAAGATAGACCTTCTTGTGAGATATCCACTACTTTAAACCTCGGTGGAGATCCATGGCCTATATTTATCGACGGCACAGGGGCTGACAGCGTCATAGACGAGTATAAAAACATACATAAGCCCAATGCACCCAAAGGCACCAAAGTCTTGCTTGAAGTGGGAGATATGCTAGTATATAGTGGATGTGAATTAGAGCATTGGAGAGAACCTTTTGAAGGAAATGTTTGTGGTCAAGTATTCCTTCATTATAACCATGTAAATGGTCCTTTTGCTGAAAAGAACAGGTTCGACAAAAGGCCAATGTTAGGTCTTCCGTCTATGACGAAGGCATAATATAATGAGGTTATATGCTACAAAAAATAGGATTTCTACCTGGGTTTAATAAACAGATTACAGAAACTACAGCCGAAGGCCAATGGGTTGATGGTGACAATGTAAGATTTCGTTATGGCACACCAGAAAAAATAGGTGGCTGGTCTCAATTAGGAGAGAATAAATTAACAGGTGCCGCAAGAGCTTTGTTTCATTTAGTTAATAAAGCTGGAACTAAATTTTCTATTATAGGCACAAACAGAATTTTATATGCATATTCAGGTGGTGTATTCTATGACATACACCCAATTAAAACTACGACAACACTTACAAATGCATTTACCACAACAAACGGGTCTCCAACTGTTACAATAACTTTTAGCGGTGCTCATGGTATTGGAGAAAAAGATATTATCTTATTAGATAGTTTTTCTACAATAACTAATTCTAATTACAGCGCATCTGATTTTGATGATAATAAATTTATGGTAACAAGTGTGCCATCATCAACAACACTTACAATTACAATGCCTTCAAATGAAGGTGGTTCTGGTGCAACAACTTCAGGTGGTATTAGAGTAAGACATTATTATCCTGTTGGACCAGCTGAACAATTACCTGGATTAGGATGGGGACTTGGTCAATGGAGTGGTACGGTATCAGGAGAAGCAACAACAACATTAACTAATGGTATTACAGATACTGCTACAACTGGAATTACTTTAACAGATGCATCACAGTTTCCAACTACAGGTACAAATTTTATTCAGATAGGGACAGAAGAAATATCTTACACTGGTATTACATCTGGTGTTTTATCTGGTGTAACTAGAGGTGTAAGAAACACAACGGCTGCCGCTCACAATGGTGGTGATACAGTTACAAATTCTTCTGACTATGTTGCATGGGGACAAGCTGCATCTGGTGACTTAGTAATTGATCCAGGTATGTGGAGCATTGATGGTTTTGGAAGTAAAGTAATTGCATTAATACATAACGCACAAGTATTTGAATGGGATTCAGATGCAACAAACGCAACTAATAACAGAGCA